CTCTTGGTGAAGATGTCTACAATATTTTCTGTGTTGGTATGGAAGCTTATGCGTGTGTTGAACAGGATCAGTATTCTGCTCAGTTCATTTACCGTCCTCCTATTTACGACGGCCCACTCGCACTTAATGCTTCTGTTGGATATAAGTTTGCTGAAGTTCCTCGCATCTTGAACGATGAGTGGATCATCAACTTACGTGCAACACTAGCTTAAGAAAGGAGTAGATATGTCATTAGATACAGTAATTCAACAAGGAAGTTTCGTTTCTGACGGAACAGATAAGATCATAGCTCTTAGGTCAGATGTTGATTGGGTTAAAGTTTATAACTTAACCAACATTGCCGCTTCTACTCAATGGGCAGGTTGTACATGGTACTGGCAGCGAGAAATGGCTAGCGATGATGCAGTAACAGAATTTCATGCTGCTGCTTCACAAGTAACATCGATGTCTACGTCAGCAATTGGTTATAACGGTGCTACCTATAGAGGCATTAGTCTTATTGACTCCTCAAGCAGGGAGCCTGGAGCTGCAGTTGCAATAACAGCTGGTACAAACACAACAACACCTGTTTACAGTACAGCAGACACAGGAACCATGACTAACGGTGCAATTGTTCGTATTCAAAATACGGATCAAACCAACTTGAATGGCTTAGATTTCACCGTAGATACAGTTACAGCCGATACAAGCTTTGCCCTTGCTAACACACTTGCAACAGCTCCTGGGATCGTAGCCGGTGCGAACGGAACATATAGAATTATTGCTCCGAACGTAACAGTCTATAATATGTTCTACCCACAGAGCCGTGTTATTTCAGCTATATCTCAAGCAGCAAGTGGTATTGTTAGAACATTAGTTGATCATGCTTATACAGTTGGACAGAAGGTTCGATTTAATGTTCCTTCTGGAAGCGGAATGACTCAACTTAATGGTCAAATAGCAACAATCACTGCAGTAACAGCGGATACATTCACAATAGATATCGATACAAGTGGTTACACAGCCTATACATTCCCTGTTTATACAGCTACTCCGTATACACCTGCACAGGTTATGCCTATCGGAATGGCTGCAACATCTCCGTATGAAAACAGTTTGGATGATGCCACGATTAATACCGCTTTCATTGGTATGGTTCTTGGTACAAGCCCAGACGCAGCAGTTGCTTTGGGAAGTCCAGGTGGAACAACAAACGACGTAATTAAGTGGGTTGCAGGCAAATCATTTGCTACCGACCTAACATAATAGTTATACGTTAATTATGGGGGCTTCGGCCCCCTCTTAAGGAAGGAGTATGATGGAAGAAAAACAATCATCGATTCAAAAGAAACCTTCGGTTAAAAATTTGAACTATCAAAGAGACAAAGACAGAGAGAAGGTAAAAGGAGTTTTTCGTTTTTATGAAGTTCCAGGAGGAACTATGAGTTTCTTTTTCAGGCAATACAAAGGTGACCAGCCTGTAAGATACAAGCTAAAAGACGGAGAAGTTTGCAGTATTCCTTTAGGGGTTGCAAAGCATCTTAATAAAAATGGATGGTATCCACTTCACCAACACGCAGTTGATGCAGATGGAAGAAATATATATAAAGTTGGAGAAAAAAAGAGAAGGTTTGGCTTCCAGAGTTTAGAGTTTATAGACCCAACTGACTTTGATACAGTAGATAACAGCATACTAACAGTTGAGAAAATCTAAGCTGCAGCCTGTGTATTTTAAAAACTTGGAGTAGCTCTCCATAAATTTAATTAAAAACAAGGAGTAGGAATGGCAACAACAGATTCGACTCTTTCTACGCTTACGCAGATAAGAACTAAGGTACGCAGGCTTACACGAAGTCCATCGTCTTCTCAGTTAACTGATGGACAAATCGATGACTACGTTAACACATTTGTCCTTTATGATTTCCCAGAGTTTACAGTCGACAATAAGTTAGTCTTCTTCGTTATGCCTAATGTTGACAAGTATTCAACTAACACAATAGATGAGGACGATCCTCTATATAATTTCAAGAACATTTATTTAAGTGTTCAGCCTCCGATATACGTTGGTGGTGAAGAAGTTTATTTTACTCAGTCTAGGCAACCTTTTTATAGGCAATATCCAGAGCATGAGTACGTAGAGAATATAGGCACAGGTGATGATGTTACTACAGCATTTGCTGGAACATTGTCAGAGGTTCCTGTTTTAGCGCGTACAGTCAGTTTCAGTTCAGCCGATACTGATGGGCAGGGGATTGTTTTGAAGGATGTTCCTCAGATTGATCCTGTTACAGGGCAGCAAACTCAGACTGGCGATCTAGTGGTTCCTAATTCTGATGTTAGTGCTGGGGTTATAAATTATCTGACAGGTGTTTACTCATTTACCTTTCCAATAGCACCAGGCAATGGTGAAAACATTGTTGCTCAGTCTTATAGATATACAACTGCTAAGCCTAGGGCATGTCTTTATGAGAATAGAACGTTTAAATTTAGGCCCGTTCCTGACAAGGTTTATAGAGTTGAAATAGATGCTTTTAAGCGCCCTACAGAACTTTTAAACAGTACTGACGAGCCTGATATTGCACAATGGTGGCAGTACATTGCTTATGGGGCAGCCAAGAAAGTGTTTGAAGACAGGATGGATGTTGAGAGTACGCAGGCGATCATGCCTGAGTTTTTGAGACAGAGGTCTTTGGTTTTACAAAAACTAGTTGTACAGCAATCTTCAGAACGAACGGCAACAATTTACACAGAAAGAGGAGCTGGATTCAATGTTGACAGAGATTCTGTCTAAATTATCACCGATAGATATAGCGGTTATAGTTGCGGCCTTTAGTTTGGTGTTTTTGGCGCGCAAACTTTGGGTCGATAAAAAAAGGGGAAGATGGTGAAAAAGCTACTTACTTACACATATGTCAGAAAGGAGGTGTATCATCGCGTATAAACCAGGAATTCCAACTGCATCAGATCTGCTTTCTCAGTCACAAGACGATATCTTAAATAATTTTGCTGGTATAAAGACTCTTGTTGATGTGAATCACGTTACGTTTGATGCTACTAATGAGGGGAAACACTACTTCATACAGTTTCCTGTTCAAGTTCCAGTTCCTACTACTGGAGCTGGAGAAGTAGGACTGTATAGTCAAACATCTACTCTTTCAGGAAATCCTGAATTGGTATATGCACCTGAAAGCGCTGCAACGCCAATTGAGTTCACTTCTTCTGTGCAAAATGAACAAGGGTATGCGATCTTGCCATCTGGAATAATAATGAAGTGGGGATCAGGGACAGTTAATGCTAATACAACAGCAACGGTTAATTTTGCTACCGGTGCTGGCGTTCCTACTTACACGACTGTTTATAATGCTCAAGCTACAAGAGAAGGTACTACTGGGGATACCGGTGTGCTTTATGTTCAGTCTTTTACTACTTCAGCCATAACTGTATTTAATACGGCAGATGCTTCTAAAAAGTTTTATTACAGCATTATAGGAGTGTAATATGTACGATCGTTTTCTCATTGCTCCTATTAAGAGCGGCCTGATTACAGATGTTAAAGCGTGGCAGATTCCAGAAGATGCGTTCGCAAGGCTTAACAATGCATATGTAAGTAAAGGTATTGTGAGGAAGCGATTTGGCTCTGAGCTTATGGGTGGGTCAGCGGCATCTTCTCTTTTGGATCAGTTGAATTCTAGGCTTCGTATTAGTGTTACTACAACAGACGGTGCCGGAACAGCTTCAGGAACCGTTCCTGGAGCTCTCTTTGAAGTTGGTCAACAGTTTTCAATAGGTGATGAAATATTTACCGTTGTTGAAGCAGGAACTCCCGGAACAATGATTTCCACTGGTAGCGCATCAACTAAAACATTTGATACTTCAAGCGGTGCGTATGTATTCACCGGAGTGGCCGCACTGACCACGGTTTACTATTATCCTTCTTCACCAGTCATGGGCCTTTCTTTTTATGAAGAAAACAAAGTTACGAACAATACAACGTATGCGTTTGATGAACAGTTCATTTATAGGTTCAATGGAAACTCCTGGGACAGGGAAGGAACTGTAGTTCTTGAGGGTAGTGATTCTGATTTTGTGTGGGCTGCAAACTGGACTGGGATAACGGCTGATCAAACGGCTCTATTTATATCAAATTTCAATGCTACCGTTGGTACTCCTGGTGCGACTGATGATCCTATGTATGTGTATAAAAATGGTTCATGGGATGAATTTAGGCCTGTTTATGAGGTGGCTGGTAATGTAGTCGATGGCTATGTTCAAAGCGCAAAGATTATTATTCCTTTTAAGGACAGACTTCTACTTCTTAACACTATTGAAAGGGACGTAACTGCTGGGACTAATGCTGAACATGTTAATAGGTGTAGGTTTAGTCATAACGGTACACCTTTCCCAGCAGACGTCCCTGACAATGTGGCTGCTGCTGTTTCGAATGCATGGCTTGAGGGAAGCCAAACATGGACGATCGGCGGCACTACAAAAAGATCTGATGGTGCAGGTTTTATAGATGCTCCTACTGAGGAAGAGATAGAAGCTGCAGAGTTTATTAAAGACAGGTTGATTGTTTATTTTGAGAGAAGTACTTGGGAGCTTGCCTATACAGGGAACCAAATACAGCCTTTTGTTTGGCAGAAGATTAATACTGAGCTTGGCTCTAAGTCTTTAAAATCTCCGGTTCCTTTTGACAAGGCTATATTCACTGTTGGCAGAACAGAGATACACGGTTGTTCTGGTGCAAATGTAACTAAGATCAACGAAGAGATTGTTGATCAAGTGTTTGAGATAAGAAATAGGAATGAAGGCTTAAAAAGAGTTTGTGGAATTAGGGAGTATTTTGAAGAACTTGTTTACTGGTCTTTTCCATCTGTGAATTCGCATGAAGATTCTCAAAGATATCCCGACAAAGTTCTTATATATAACTACACAGGGGATGCTTGGGCTACTGCAGACGATTGTATAACTGCTTTTGGGTATTACGAGGAGCAGCAAGCTACTAGTTGGGAATCTACTGAATTAACCTGGGAAGAGAGTAGTTTTAAATGGGATAGTGGTACTAAACAGACTAAATATCGTCAAATCATAGCTGGAAACCAACAAGGTTTCATATTTATATGTGATACTGGCATTTCGACTAATGAAGCTGTTATGAGTGTTACTAATATTTTCTACTTTGGAGCAGACCTTTACGTCACTTTAATCAACCACACTCTCAATGACGGAGACTTCCTAAGATTAATAGACATGAATGGTGTAACATTATCTGGATCGGGGATCTACAAGGTCTCCGTCATTGATTCTGACACATTATTTCTTGCCGGTGTAACCATGACAGGAACGTATACTGGAGGAGGAAGAGCGGCGAGGGTTTCCAAGATAGATATTCTTTCCAAACAGTGGAATTTCTATGTTGATAAGGGAAAGAATTTTTACTTAGCGAAAATAGATTTTGCAGTTTTAAGAACAGATGTTGGTGAGATAACAGTTGATTATTTCCCTTCTTCAACAAACCTATCGATGATAGAGAGCGCCCAGACTACAGGTTGTATTTTAGGGGATAATAATTTACAGACCTATCCTTTTGATCTTTACCCGATAGAGCAATCACAAAACAGACTATGGCATCCAGTTTATTTCCAGACTGACGGTGAATGCGTCCAAATAAGAATATATCTCGATGATGAACAGATGTTAGATCCTAATATATCAGCTTCTGACTTTCAGCTTGAGGGGTTAGTGGTTCATGCGAGACAAACTTCTGAAAGGCTGCAGTAATGGCGCAAGGTCCAAATACAGGAGCATTTGTACCGACAACATTTGTTTGGGATGTAGCTGAACTTCAAGAGGTAGATGTTCAGAGCGACAAGTTTAAGGAAATCTTGGTTAGGTTGTATCAGAATCTTAATTTGATGCAGTTGAATTTGAACATAAAAGATTCTGCGTACTACGATCAGTCGGAATTTGTTAACGGTCAATCTTTTTGGCCTTCAGCAGCGGTTCCGTCTTCTCAAACTGACGCTGTTAATAGAAGGCAAGCCTTTCGCAAAGTTATTAACTTTGGGGCTCTACCTAATACAGCTACTAAGAACGTTGCTCATAATATAGATATAACTACAGGTTTTACATTTACCAGGATTTATGGGTGTGCATCAGATACTACAAACAGGAACTATACGCCTATTCCAAATGCAAATTCGGACATTAGAATTACAGTTAATGCTACAAATGTTGTTATAACTACTTCGGCTAACTACGCTACATATGACACTACATACGTTGTGCTAGAATATTTAAAAAACTAACAGAGGAGAGAAAATGGGATTTCTTAGTGGCTTGGGACGCATGTTCTTCGGCAGTAAGCCTGGTAAGCCAGAGTACAAGCAGATTCAAAGATTCACTCCAGAGCAACAGGCTAATTTGTCTAAGTTGTTGTCGCAAGGAATGGCAGATGTTGATCCTGCTCTTTTAGAGAAGAGATATAGGGGTCAATTCGAGAGGGAGACTGTTCCTGGGTTAGCTGAAAGATTTACAGCTATGGGAGGCGGACAACGTTCAGCGGCATTTGAAGAATCTCTTAGAAGAGGTGGTTTGGATCTAGCAGAGCAGTTAGCTGGTGTGAGAGCTCAAATGGGTATGCAAAAATTAGGATTGGGGTTGCAACCTCAATTCGATACGATGATGATACCTGGCGCACCAGGATCTCAAGGTATTTTAGGGGGATTAGCAGGTGGTCTTGCAAGTACATTAGGTATGGGACTTGTTGGTGGTCTGGGAGGTAAATTAGGATTGCCAGGCATGGGACAAATGCCTCAGTATAGGTCT